CCATTGTTAACGCCCGTTCCTCCGCGTGTCGGCGATAATTGACCAGTCCAACCTAATGTCATCGAAACGGCTTGTAATAAAGCGGTTGCCGGTGTACCTCCCAATGTCATTGTTACATTTGTGTCATCGACTTCCGTTAAAGCGGCAGGAACGGGAAGTTGACTGGTTGTAGCTAATGTACCACTCGTTGGAAAGGTGACATTTGTCGTGCCTGTCATCGTAAATGTAGATGCAAAGGCGCCCGATGTCGTGAGTGAACCACCTAAGGTTAAGGTCGATGTACCATTGTTAACGCCCGTTCCTCCATTAATTGGCAACAATATGCCTGTAACCCCAGTAGTAAGCGGCAATCCAGTACAATTTGTTAAAATTCCCGATGCAGGAGTTCCTAATAAAGGTGCGGTAAATATAGGAGCATCAAAAGTTGGAGAACTTGTCGTATCAATATCTTGAGGAAGCGTTAATAAAACAGATCCAGTTTGCGGAATTCCAAAAGTATTATTGGCATACACTTGGTGATTAGTGCCGGTAATGTAAGTAATAATACTGCCATTAGTAAATTGCAGATGACCTGCACCGTCTGTAATAAGAAAAGATCCAGGTAAGCCGTCTGAAATTGGCCATGCAAGTGAATCTAAAGTTAGTACGCCGTTTCCAAGCGGTATTATGCTAATACCAATATCCGGATCTGTGCCGGATGCCGTTAATATAGTAGGGGTTCCAGAAATAGAATTTATTAATTTTAGAGAATTAATGGCTAGTGCGCCAACAGTCTCATATTGAAATAAATAATTTCCACTACTATCTTTAATGCCGCTTCCTGGAAAATTAAATTTAAAATTGTTTGTAAGATCGCTTGTACGCAGCCCAACGGGAATATCCCCGATTTGCATTTCTCCGCCATCTACAAATTGATCAAAGCGTACGTCTGCCATTCCATGGCTCCCAGTTAGAAATTAGTTATTTGTCCCTATTGCGTAAAATGCAACGCTCACGTCCATAGAGGGGTCGTTCGTAATAAAATGTAATACATCGCCAGCCCTTACTTCGCGACAAAGTCCAGTGACATTAATAATTTCTGATTTTGTGGGCGCAAATGTATTTCCAGCGGGAAGCGTCGCAATATTATTTAAAGCCACCCAAATCACTGCTCCCGCTCTGGTTCTAATGACTGCTTTAAAACGGGACGCCACAGAAGGAACCACTAATACCGTATCGGTTGCTACATTAAGCGTTACGCTATACGATAAATTAGAAAAAAGAAGACCAAAATCATCAACAGGTTGTTGTGATAAATAGGGTATAGGTGTAGACATGCTAATTCCTTTTAGTAAATGTTAAACAATTCCCAATCTTGCGTCTGCTACATAATGAAATTTTGCAACTCCTTCGCCAGATGCAATAGGTGGCGCAAATCCTAAACCTGGTCCAGTAGCTAAAGGGATATCATTATTAATTGGACTAAAAGCAAATCCTTTAGTTCCGTTGTTAGACAATATCCAATTTCCTGAAATAGGAACATCTGTATTAATATTTGAACTTCCCGACCACATACAATTAATAAGTATATTTCCAAATACGCCATCAGGAGAATAAATAGCCGGAGTAACAGGAGTGCGTTTTTCTGTCACATATCTCACCGTTAAATATCTAGAATGACATTGAGAAGTCAGCAAAATAGGCGCACCTGGGCCAGGGACAAAGTATTGTTCGCATATAACAGCGCCATTAGGAGATACAGAACCAGCGTTTACTTCCGAATCGTAACTCGTTTCATAATAATACTGACATTTTCTTAATACCGTATCAAAACTTTCAGGTGCTGGCCTAGATGGAATTGCATTTGGTATTAAAGATATAGAATTCACATTAATAACCGTTGATATATCTATATAGGCAAATGTAACAACAATAGCAAATTTATCGGTATTGCCTATTTGTGCAGGATCGATTACTTGCCATCCGGTAAATGGAATATCATTTGTTGAATTATTGATCTCATCATTTGTAGATACATGTGGCAAAATAGCGGTCGCTGTATCTAGGCCGCTTCGAGGAATTTCTGTCCACCCTGATGCTGTTAAAGTAAATATACCACTGGTTGATATAGATCCAATAGACGCGGGGGAGATAGGAATAGATGATCCAGAAGGCGCTCTAAATAAATACACACGCATGGTAACAGGATTAGAATTGCTACTTACATATCCAAAAAAATTTACAGAAAGCGGAGTGCCTAAAATGCTTTTAGCATCATTACCTGACAAATATTGCATCAAATAGAATGCATCATTATTTCCTGCCGTAGTTAATTTTAATCCATTTGTAATGGGATCAATAGAAGATGCAACCGTACCGCTTGGGCCAGACTGAGCAATTGTTTGATCGCAAATATACTTAATGCTTACATCCCCGAAAGTACTGCTTGCTCCAAATTGAAAAGGATTTACAGTAAAATCCCATCCCGTCAAAAGGCTCGGCTGAGGACGCATATTTAATTTAGGGATATAATAATCTCCCATAAATGCTTGTTCGCGGTTAGAAGAATTTAGCTGAAAAGAAATAAGCGCAGCATTAGTAGCATTAAAGGAAGGGACCACTTGAATACTACTCAGGCGAATATGAGAGTTCGGTAAAAATGAGAGATAAATATCAATATATCCATCATTCGCTACATCTGTATTCGTTGATAAAGGAATAGGAAGTGTCGTAACGCCTGTTAAAAGTTTGTATCCAGAATTATCAAATATTCCCTGTAGAATAGATATAGGCGAACCGCCAGTCGATTCTTGATATAACATTTCTATGTTTGTATTGCCGGATAATTGATTAATTGCAATAACGCTTCCGGCTAAAAAAATAGATTGCGTAGTCGTACTCGCCCACAATCCTGAATTTTTATTAAATCTTTGTCTTAAATAACATGTTGTAATACCGCCAGAAACAGTAATATCTAACACATATGGCGGACTCGTAATGATTTTATCATTTCCTGGTATAGCAATTTGCTGTACAGCAACAGATCCCGTACCACTAATAACAAAATCCCAATTTGGCGCAAAAGCAAATATTTTATTAGATGCCGATGTAACATTATAAACAGTTGGCGCATTATTATTTAAAAAAGTTTGCGTAAATTGTGCATTCGATACTTGATTTGAAATAGAAAAATCATTTTGTGTAGGATTATTGGAAGAAGCTATATTTGGCCAAGCTTCTATCGTTTCTTGCATCACACCATTACTATCAGCTACTACAATATAATAAAGATCAAGATTTCCTTCGCTATCATAAGGATAGTAATAAATAATTACGTTATCTCCGGTCCCGTCTTGAGGTTGTCCAACCGAACTTAAGGGAACCGAATTTGGCAAAGGAGCGTAAAAATAATTAGGAGGAGCGCCAATTAATTGATATACGGTTTTTGGCGTAGTTCTCGCGACATCCCTATAAAATGAGATTGACCCATTAGCAAGCGGTAAGCCAGTATTTTTATCAACAAAATACGGTGATAAATCGCTTGTTACAAAATATCTTTCATCTAATGCCATTCTCGATCCCTCGATTATTTACATCATCTTTCCCTTGAGATGAAACCTGCATAAGCGCTTGTATTAATGAAGAAATATCTTTTTGTGGAAGAAATTTTTCTTTTGCTCTTGCCGCTATCATACGCTCAATTAATCTTTCTCGCCTAGTAGGATTTGTTAATTGTTTTACAAGTGGCTTTGCGAGAACGCCTGGCGCAAATGCACCTCCAACTCCACCTACCACAGCGCCTGGAATTCCCATAACTGAACCACCTACTTTTGCACCTGCTAAAGCTCCCGATAACATAGTTTTCCAGGGAATTTCATTAAGTCCGGCATATCCTGTCTTTGGATTAAACATAATGGAAAGCGGATGCTCATTTTTTTCTACTAATTTACTATAATCCTCTAATTGTTTTTGTTTTTCGGGACTCAGTAATGCATTTTTTTGTTTTTCACCTAAATCAGCATATAAACCTTCTAATGTCTTAGGATTAAATTTTCCTTTTTTAATAGCATTTGAAAAATAAGAGTAGGACAATAAATCTTTATCTTTATCAGATAACTTTGAGGTTAATTTATTAAGAAGATTCCCACGGTCCGATAATGTTGATTTTTTGAAGAAACTGGCGGCTAAAACATCGGGATCCCCTCCCTTTATTGTGAATTTCTCAATTTCAGGTTCTTTAAATGGTGCATATTCATTTTGATAATACTTAAATGCATCATTACGCAATTCATTAAGATTGGGTTTATCCGCTTTATCAATTGCATCATTTATATCTTTAGTGGCTGCATCTTTCAACGGTTGTAATATATCTTTAAGATCGGTATTTCCGGTTTGATAAGCATCTCGAATCTTCTTTCCTATTTTTCCACGCAATAGGTCAGTATTTTTGAGCGAATAATCACCTTTATTTTTTTCTTTTACAATATCTTGTAAAATTCCTTTTGCTGTAGCATCGGTAAAACTTGCTAAATGTGGATCATCTTTTATTTCGTCTAATGTTTTTTGAGCCGTCTCAATCAGATTAGACCGATTTGTTGTAATCCCTTCTTTATCAGCCGTTTCATTTAATTTTGTGAATTTTTCATTTTTTATCTTTCGCGTCTCTTGCGCAGAAGATTTCAACGCTGTCATCAATCTTTGTCCAATATCGCCCACTTCTTGATCGCCTTTGAATGTTTCTAATATCCCCTCCCCTCTATTTTTTATTTCATTTGCGGTGCGCTGCATGGCTTGATTAGCGCCAGACAAAGGAAGTTGAGAAATAGTATTTTCAAATTGTTTTTTAAGGAATGGATTTTCAATGACATTGCCTAAACTTGTTTCTGTTCCGCGTGTCACATTGGCAGCATTTTGTAGTTCTTCTGAAGATAAGGGTGAAGAAGGTAAAAATTTTCCAGGTTTTGCAATATTTTGAACACCACGCGTAGCTCCTTCAGCGCCTAGGCCCATTAAAGCGGCTTGTAAAGGATCTTGTTCCTGGCCTGTTGCATACGCCGCGGTTGAAGACGCACGCCGCGCTGCGCCTCCTAATCCTTTAGCGAGTCCGCCTAATCTTGCATACGGCGCAAATGATCCAATAGAACGCAAAAATTCATCGCCTGCCTGATTTTCACCAAGTATTCGTTTTTCAAGACCTGTATCGGGTATATGTAACGATTTAATAAAATCTTCTATTTTTCCTTGACCAATGCCACGACTTTCTAAATAAGCTGCCACATTAGAAGGAATATTAGCGCCCCCTTTCAATCCTTCGAGTAAACCAGCACCAATGTTTTCAGCAGAACGAATAGGATTGTTATAAATTTGACCCCCCGATTCGGCAAGTTGTTTTGGAAGATGCGTAAACGCCTCATAAAGCGCCTCGGGTGTTCCTCGTATGCTCCCTTTTATATCTTCAGAGATGGTTGGCGTTTCGGTTTTTAACGCATATTCTGGAAAATGCTTATGAATAGCATTTCGCATAACTTCTTTAGAGGTTCCATCCGGGAACTCTAGTTCTTGACCATTGGGAAGCTCGACAATCATTCAAAATCCCCAGTGGACGGATTAAACTTCAATCGATTACTGGATTTTGTTTCTTTATTATCGGAATTATTGGAAATATTTATATCAGATGCACCTAAAGATACGGATTTACGCGCTTTGAATGCTTCTTTTAATGCTTCCGATATATATCGCATAGATTCTTGACGAGCAACATTAGACATAAATGGCCAATGCGTCTTAATTTTAGCTTCACTATCACGCAATATTTCTCGTGTAATAGTCGCGGTTGGACGACCGCTATTCAATATATTTTGATTGGCTGCAAAATCGACTTGCAATTGTTGCGCACCCGCTAATTTTCCTAAATTAAGTTGATCGGCTTTCTTATTTGAAAATGTATCTGCAATTTGTTTTGGACTAACGCCAGCAATCGTATCTCCATATGGCGACATTGCATCGCTTATATATTTACGTAAAACATCAACTTCTTTTTCTGCTTGTTCTCCTCTTTTTCTATTTGAAAGAAGTTCACCAGTTGTGCCATATTTAGCAATTCTATCTAAGGAAGATATCATAGCCGGGGTTATATTTATCTTTGTACCATCAGATAATGTTGTTTTTCCTTCTCTAACGGCATTCGCTGCTTCAAATATTTGATTTGGATTTAGATTAGGATTGCTTTTTGCGGTTAAATTTTGATAAAAAAACTCTTCTTTTCCGCCCGTACCTAACCCTGTTAATCCTAATTCGCGTTGTTTTGATAATGCAAGATTATTGGCAATTTGAGATCTTGTTAATTCTGGATAAAGTTGATTTTTGAGCGATAATTCTCTAGCTTCCAAAGGCGTCATGGTATTTATTTTACCGGTCTGTGCTTTCTGGAAAGCACGCTGCATAGCATCATTTTCCATTTCCGACTCAAATTTTTGAGGCTGTTGTCTATTTAGTATTGATCTCCACGCATTTTCTAACTGACGTCCTTGTGATTCTTCGCCAAATTTTTGAGGCTGTTGTTGCAACAATAAACTTTGCATGGCATTCGCAAGTCTTTCTTGTTCTCCCTGTCTCTCTAATTGTTGCGGCAATTGTCCAGCTTTATAACCCGCAGCTAAATTCTGCACAAAATCTCTTAGAAAAGGATTTCCTTGGGGGTCAATGCGTGCAAAATCTATTGGTTGAAATGGCATGATTTATTCCTTTAAAAAAATCGCTTTCCAAAATTTTCAATCCCGTTAAAGATTGAACCGCCAATGGTTCCACCACCCGGCAATCCAAAACCTGCAATACCACCTAACGCTTGTAATAGACCCGATCGAGCATCGCTTTTGCTTCTATTTTGATTAGATTGTCCTTGGAAAGCGAGTTGCGCCTGTGTTCCCAGTACATTGGATAAGTCACCCGCTAATGCATTTGATGCATTAAAGCCGGTATCAAATTCATGACCCAATCCCTGTTGCCCTTGCTGTTGAAGACCGAATACATTTTGTAACCATTGCTGCATATCTTGTCCTAAAAGCGCATCCGAAATTCGCGATTCATTTTTAATATCGCCTAAGCTTCCTCGCATCCCGCCTGCCGCTGCTGTGTTACCGGCAGATCGTAATGCTTCTTCATTTCTTAATTGATACGCACGAGAGGGTTCATATTTATTCATTAATCCTTCTAGAAAATCAGCAGGATTGGTACTCATTTGATTAAATTGTGGCGCTAAAGTGGAAGCTGCTTCCTTTCCATAATTGATGAAAGGATCATAATATTGCTTTTCCATACCTGGAATTTGGTTTAAGAAAGGCATTGCGGAATCTGCGGGATTTTTCCCACCCTTAAAAAAATCACTTAGCCAACTCATGCGACATCTCCTTATGTGCTTGTGATGGTTTCAACAACGCCTGGCGCTGTAAGTACTTGTAACTTAGCCAATGTCGTATTAAACCAAACCGTTCCTACAGCAGAATTTGGTACAAGTGCGGTAATTTGTGCGGTTGTAAATTGCGGGAACTGGATTCCATTATTTACAATAGTATTGTTAATAATAGCACTATTTACCAATAAATTAAGTAACGTGACGACATAATTTAATACTTGAAATGTTTGGTCATTAAAAAGATAAGCATCCGCGGTTAATCTTCCATTATTCTCAGGATTTAACTTATCAAATTCGACATAATACATGTCATAAAAAACCGGTAATGCGGAAATGCTCATGAAATTACCTCTGCTACCCCGTCTTTTGCTACAAATCGTTGAAATCCCCAAAATCTTAGTTGTATGGTCAATTCATTAGCCTGACCAAAATTCCACCATCTTATTTGATTGATATAACGTCCTTGCGGATTCAAATTATTACCAACAATATTGCTAAACGATTCGTTGCCATTTTTAGAAAAAGATAGATCCACACGCGGAATATCAAAGATTGAATTGCAACTACCGCTTTGCGAAAGAATAAGATCACCTTTTTGCGTTACAATATGATGACTTCCAGTTTGCGTTATGAGTAATCCATCACAAACGCGTGGTGGATAGGGCATTAAGTAATAATTATTAACCCCTTGTTCTATCCAAAAGGTAAACATTCTCATCCTAAATCGAGATGAATTTTCTTGCCTGATCGCTTTACAAATCCGTATTCTAGGAATCATTTCTCCTATAGTTGTAGGGGATAGATTATAATTATACGTAACAAATTCCGTTGACATATTATAAATACTGGCATCATCCAATGAAATGAAATAGGTAGTGTCATTAAAAAAGACAAGTTGCCTCGCAGGATGAAAATTTAAATTTTCATCAGATGCATGAAAAAATCGTTTCGTATTAAAATCATAAAACAACGTTAAGTTATCAGCGGGGTTAAAAAAGGTTAATTGATAAAAAAAATGGCCATCTTGCCTAAAAAAAATAGCTGTGGATTGTTCGGGATGTTTGAGCGTGCTTAATAAATAATCAATACCATCCGATGATATACGTTCAACGGAAGACCCGTTTGTCATTAATATAGAAGCCGAATTATTTTCATTTTTGGCAAGCCAGCAAATAAATTCATCACTTGCAGCAATTGTAGAAATTGAGATGCATCCATTATCAATATTAAAAGACTGAATCCTTCTATAATTTTCTTCTCCCCCTACTTGGGACCACACTTCACAAACTGTAGTCCCTATAACAAGAACATGATTTCCTCTACCTGGTAATCGTTTTACCGCAATAGCGCTATCCGGCTTCGTTTGAAGGCTCAGTTGTGTATTTAATTTAATGGTATTATCGGTATCCCTTTCAAAAGCATACCAATTTTGTGAATTATCACTAACGGGAGAGGAAGCAATTAAAAAAAATGTATTATGGTAACAAACATAATTAGGAATAATAGGATTTCCGAGAAATGTAATTGTTTGTTCTGTCAATATATTATTGACATAATTATAAATATAAGCTGATTCGCCGTCTACAATACAAATTTGATTAGATAAATTTTCATCAATGATGACTTCTCCAGTCATCGTATTTATATTTCCGATAAATTCAGGCAATAAATTGTTACCTAATTTATATACAGAACTTGAAACAACAGCAATTAAAAATCCACCACGAATGGAATTATAGAGCGCTCTTCCTTCTCCAGTTCCTCCCGGCAAAATATCAACAATTTTTTGAAAACCAGCATAATTAATAAGCCATTCATCTGAAATAAACATATTATATGTTTTTTCCAATGAAATCTTAGGATATCGACCAAAGGTGGAACTTCCTACCACATTCACTGGCACCTGCTGTATTTTTGTCAGTGACATAAAATCCCTTTTTATGCATTAATCAAACCTTTATTAATAAGGTTTCATCCAACCTTTTCCTAAGTTTATAAAGGCCCAGTTAAAGTTTCCAAGACGTTGTAAAGTTGATGTTTTCTCAATACGCAAATCAAGCACTCGTGAATTTTTATCAATAAAGGCTTCATATTTACCTAATTGTCTCACCACATTATCGGGTGTTGTATAAGCATATTCGGCACATATTCTATCGGCTAATGCATAACGCAAATAGGTAATATAAAATTGATCAATTGTTAAACTTAAATCTTGACCCAAAGAAACGGGAGGTAATCTAAAAATACCGTGGATTTCCATGGGATAATTTTTATCCGGCTGAAAATAGATATAAAGATTGCCGCCTCCAAATTGCCTTTCAAAATACCATTCAAAAGGAAGTGTTTGAATATTCTGAACCCTACTTGCGCCAAAATATGCATTTCTTTTTTCATATTTCATCGCATAGCGAACTTGATCCAAGTAAAAAACCAAAGTATCAATTTGAATAAGATTAGTAATGTAATATTGTTCTTGTCCTATAATAAAATTCGCATTGTATGTGGTTTCATACGGAATCATTCCCTCATCGACGGTCTTTTCAGTGATTATATCGTTTAACCATTGTAATCCGTCGCTAATTTGCGGCCCATTAACGGTTTCAAATTCGCGAGAAACTACTTGAGAAGCATAATAAGCTCCTGAAATAAGTTGATTAGTTGTATAAGCCATGAAGATTCCGTTCTTGGTTTTTATCCGCTGAGATAATCCGTATATCCGGAAACATTAACGAGCAATGAATCACCCGATTGAACTCTATAAAAAATTTTCTGTGCCTGCGATGGAACAACGATTGATCCAACTTGGGAGGCTGTACCATAGCCAAAGAAGACGACGCCAGGCGGCGAAGAAATAAAATTAGTATAATGAAATTGCACAAAATGACTTACCAAAGAAGGCAAATAATCTAAAGTTAAAAATACTTGATTGGTAGAAATAGTTCCCTCTTCAAAAATTGGGGGTACAGCGCCCGAAAGATCAATAGGCGCATAGCTTGTAGAGGAACCACCAATAAGCACCGTAATGAATGTTTTATAATAATAGGTCCTATTTTCATCAACGCCCAATTGTGTAAATGTCACAATATTAGCGGATCCATCAGTCAATACCCACCCAATACGACGATACATATCGTACCCTACTGGGAAATAAGGTGATGAATTTGTCGCTAAAGATAATAAACCAGCCGTTGGAGTATTATCCGTCGAATCCCCAATGACATATACAGCATAAAATCTATTGGGAAGTAAGGGACCAATATCAACACCATTTCGACCGTTTTGTGTACCATCAATCAAAACATTTGACGATAAAACAATATCGGCAATATTCGTCGAATTTCTTGCTAATCCCTTTGTCAAATTCAACTGTTTTGATGGTACATCAACAGAAACATTGGAAATTTGTAGTCCATTAACATAAAAAAGTCCTGAATTAACAATAGGGTTATTAGGAATAGGCATCATAAAGTCCTTTTAAATATGGCGATAGATTATAAATAATCCGTATAGCCGCTAACGTTCAATGTTAATGTGTCGCCAGCAAATACTTTGTAAATAATAAAGTTAAAAAGTGTAGGAAGTGTTAAAGTTCCAAATTGCGTAGCTGCAACACCGCATCCAAATTGAATCATTGGCGCAGGTCCAAATAATGTATTAGAAATTTGGAATTGTGCTGAATTAGTAGCTGCACTTGGTGTATATGTTAAACTGACTAATATCTCACGTGTAGTAAGTGGAAGCGGAACACTCGATCCTACACCCGTTAACGTAAAAGTAGTAGCGCTTCCATTAGTAAGAATATTAATAGGAACTGCATAATAGTATTTTCGCACTTGATCAAGGCCCATTTGTTCAAATGGTGCAATATGTGCTAAACCATCTGTTTTTACCCAGCCTATTCTTCTATACATATCATATCCAAGAGGTAAATATGGATTATTTGAAGATAAAGAAATTACGATAGCTCCTGGATGATTATCGGTAGAATCGCCTATGATATAAACAGCATAATAGGCATTAGCGACAAGCGAACCCGTATCAATTCCATTCACGCCAATATTTTGCGCATCAACCACAACACTCTCTTGCAAAATAATATCTGCCACATTAGTAGAATTGCGTGCGGCTCCTTCTGACACACCAATAGAAGTATTGGTAGCATAGGTAAGTCTTAATCCATTAACGTATAGAAGACCTGCGTTAACAATAGGGTTATTAGGAATAGTCATGAGTAAATCCTTTTAAATATTATAAATTATGGTGTATTAATTAACTAAGATAATCTGTATATCCTGTAACGCTTAGTGTAAGTGAATCTCCGGCCGCTACTCTATAAAAAATTTGTTGGCGCCTTGATGGAACTTTAACCGAACCAAATTGTAACGCGGCAACACCACTGCCAAGCTGAACTATTCCATTAGAAAAAACTCCATTTGCAGAAAAATCATTGAATTCAACATAATGATTTACTGATGATGGTGTATAATTTACATTCAACAATACTTCATTGACAGCGGCTAATTCCGGTTGGCTAATAGGCGGAACACATGTATAAAGATCAACAGGAAAATACGTTGTAGAGGCACCCCCCGTTAATACATTGATAGGACCAAAATAATAATAAGTTCTACTTTGACCTGCACCTGATTGAGAAAAATTAGAAATAACAATGCTTGGTTGCGTCAATATCCAACCTACACGACGGTACATGTCATAGCCTAAAGGAAGATGAGGCGTTGGAGGCGTATCGGTATCTGAAACAGGGGCGAATGAAAACAATCCCGCTGTAGGATTATTATCCGTTGAATCGCCGATAACATAGACTGCATAAAATGAATTTGGTATTGGAGTTCCAATATCTAATCCATTTGCACCAACTTTTTTGATATCTAGCGTAATAGTATCAGATAAAATAATATCTGAAGTATTTGTTGCATCCCGTGCAGCACCTTTGAGCAGAAAAATAGTCGATACGGGTGCGTCATAAGTGGTATTAACAATTTGCAAACCATTGACATATAAAAGGCCTGCATTGACGATAGGATTATTAGGAAAAGACATAATTAATTCCTTTTAATTAAGTTAATAAATGCTGTTACTAACCAATATCTAAATGGGGATAAAGATATTGGCTAGTAACAAGCAGTTTATATTATAACGGTAATGCAACCATCATGGCATATTCATCGACTAAGGTTCTACCCCAAATAATGTCATGCACCATACCACGTTGATTTTGACCAAATAACGAACCATAATATTGCCTAATGGATGCACCGCTATCTGGATCTTGGGCAACAGAAGTTGGATATGGTATTTCTTCTGGTAATTTTGGCATTGCCAAAAAGAGTGGATTCCCCGACATTATTAAACCACAACGATGTGTTGGGAGAACGCTTACTTGCATGCCCGGTACGATTGGGGACGTAATATTTTGACTTTGCCCCGATGCGGCTTGAAGGGCTGGATAAATATTAACCGTCACTTGAGAACCTGCCGTACTAGCTGCATTCGCCGTTGCACGGAACTGTACAGGGCTTTGGCTTGGCAAATGGCCAATAAATGTTAAGAAACGTACATTTGGAAATCCTGAAACGCCATCATTAAACTGAAATTTATCATAAGCTTTGACGGAATTTAGATCACTTGCAGACGTTGTGCCGCTGAAAGTAATTTGAATTACACCCCCATTTGCATCCGTTACAACACTCGCCACCGTTAATACCGTACCCGCATTTCCTTCTGTACCCGCCGTATGGGTTTTCAAAAGGTTAGATTGAAACCATTCGCAATTTGAAAATCTACCAATTTCCCAACTCATGGCTTCTTTATTATTACGATCTAACGCAAATTGATTCAAACCAGAATTAATAATGGACGGAAACGTTAAATCAGATAAATAACCCTTTGTATTTTCTTTTGCCGAACCAAAGTTACGGAAAAATGCCAATGCATTGGCCAACTGCAAGTAAGTACTGATAGGTGTTGTGCCATCGCCATAAAATCTGAAAGTATTAGTTTCAGCCAAAGATGCTACATCCGATTCAACTTGAGTTCCCAATTCCGCAATCGCTGATTTACCAAAAACTTGCATATAATCGCGAACATTAAAAATAAATTGTTGTGCTGTAAATTCATAAGCGGTAGATGCCTCCTTATTAATAGTCAATTGTTGAACGCGCTGTACGGCGGATTGGAACGTTACTACTAAACTGGCAGTCGTTGTAAAACGAGGAGGTAAGTCAAAACTGACGGTATCGCCCAAATTCTTAGGGATATCATCATTGAAGCGTTGAAACTTCATATTTGAGGTATTAAGAAATGCAAAACTATTTAATAATAATGCGAGACCTGATTCGTTATCGGTAATAACTTGTTGTAAAATATTTGTCGCCATTGCAAAGCTCCTTTTCCATAAGAAAGTTTTTGCAATAACAATATGAATATAGTGGGCGACTTATCCTTTAAGCCAAGGTTGTTTTCTCAAATCGCGAATACCCATCTTGCCATTGCTCCCAGAAACTCTAGAAGATTGCAAACGGTCAAGTGGTTCAGCAACAGATTGAGAACTTTCATCGGATTGGGCTTGCCTGTTTTCGGTTATCGAACGAGATAACTTTAACAACTCAGCTTGCGCCTGACGTGGGTTCTTTTCTGCTAACCTATCAAGTCCAGCTAACTTTAAAGGATTTCGCGAAAGGTCATAAATAACATCAGCGGCATTGTCTATTCCTGCAACAAGATAGGTAAGTTGCGGAAATGCTGCGGGGTCAAATTCCTTTGTTACTTCCTCAAAGTCTTCATAAGCCGTTTTACCTTGTTCCATCTTAGAAAGATAAGAAGTAGCTACACGATCCATCTCATCTTTGAGACGACGTTGTTGCATTTCTTGATTAAATCTTTCCTGCACTTGTTGGTATATGGCATTTGCATCCATATCACGCGGAACATTTTCATTTCGCTGTGATTGTTGGTGCTGTTGGGATTGAATTGATTCCAATTCCCTTTGATGCCTTTCTTCCATCTCGCGCTTGATAGTTTGAGCGGCTTTTGCTTTTTCATGCTGTACAATTTTATTCACCTGCGATTGAGATAACATCTTCTCGGCTTCAGGCGCAAAATTTGTAGTGTCTACAGCATTATCTAAGACTTGATTCTCTTCCATTTGTAAACTTCCTTGTTTATCACGGTTAACCCGTGTGATGACGGTAGGTACCTCGATCCGATCGAGTTTCGCTCATTTTTCCGCATGAGTGCGTATTCGTCCCAAGAATTAGAATGCTTGGTCATTTATGTATAAATTAATATATACCTTTTTTAAAAAGCGTCAACTATCTACTTCATCGCGCTTTTTTTTACCATCTTTTTAATCATCTTTTTATCTTCTTTTACATCCATATGCCGTTTTTCTTCTTTCATTTTTACATCTTTCTTCATCTTTTTCATGATTTTATCTCCTATTTTTTATTTTTACTGCGACGTGCTTCACTGTAAGCAATAGCTACGGCTTGCTTTTGTGGCTTGCCGGCTTTTACTTCTGTTGAAACATTCTTTGAAAAACCTTCTTTTGTTCTGGCTTTTTTTCCTTTAACTAATGGCATCTCTATTTTACTCGCTTGTTTGAAATGATTTAAAATACCGACAGATGGCTTTTGATATCCTATTGGCATATTTATGACTCACGCTTAATCATAATATCAGCCGCTTGAATCCATTTTTTAGGTTCTTTCTTCATTGGACTCGGCTCCTTTCATTGATTCATTCATATGTTTGCTTATATGGACTGCCGATTCTATAGCACTTCGTGTATTTTCCGCATCTACTTCCGCCATCCGTATTTCATTTTCTACATCAGAATTGCGTATTTTGCTCATTACTTCAAGAAATTTTGTTTCCGAATCACGCTCTTTTAACGAGAGATTCGCTGCGTCTATCTTAGCCCGTTCTTGGATTGCCATCATTTCAATCATCTCTTGTGTTGGCGATTGGAGTTCCTTTTGTGCTTGCTGCATGCTCATTGCTTGCTGCTGCGCTTGCATCTGCATTTGTTGCATTTGTTGTTTTTGTGCAACCTGCTGTTGTTGTTGTAATTGTTGTTGGAATTCTTGCGCCTTTTCTTTTAAGTCATCTATCCCACGAATATCTATATTATCTAAAAGAACGGGTAATCCATATTGATTAAAAAATTGTGAGAAAGTTTGGGATGCTTGAGATAATGAGGTAATTGTCTGCAATGCAATTTCCTTTTGCATAGCAAAATTAACGCCCGTCTCTACTTTGACTTGTAAACTGTTTGGATCATAATTCATATACAATGATCCTTTTTTATTGATTTCAAAATATTCGCGTTTACCATCGGGTAACAACACAGGAAGACTGCGAGGCGTCCTATAATATTTCGGAATTAAATCAACAATAATTTGTGCAACACGATTAAGACCTTTTATGTAACCAACAATAAAAGGAACCGATGCATTATTGCTTTGTATTGCACTTCGTGCAAAAGCAATTCCTGACATTTGACCATTATTTTGACCAGCCGCTCCGTCATAACTTCCCAAAATCACTTGCGTCATTTCATCGGACATACGAAATGTCTCTGTAATCTGTGGCGGAATAGGGGTTCGTACAATTTCCCGTGGGGGAGGCAATGTAACATTAGGATTATTGGTATCTAAGAAATGGTTATAAATTAAGGTATCTGCCTTTTGAACATTCTGATAGGCCGTTTGATAATCAGTTGGGATAGATTCCAACGCCACTACGAATTTATGTTGGATGGTATTTTCCAGTTCATTTCCTAACGATTGTCCGGCTAAATTTTTAAGACGTTGTATCCCCATTGCATGATAGACATAGGGACGTGTCATTTGTGTATAAGAACCGCCATCTTTCAGGTTTATACTATTTCCATCTACGAAAACCAAGGGTAAATACTTATAATTTGTTTCTACCATATCCAGTAATTCGCTTTCACAAAAACGATAGCGAACTATTTTTTCTATCATTGTACGTCTTTTTTTTACAATAACTGGAGGTTGTTCAATTAAACCTCTCTTTTCCCATTCCTTCAAAAATTCATCATACTCTCTTTGCGTAACTGAATGGCCATTCGATAATTTAAGAATCGTTTCTTTCTTAGTTTGTTTTTCATAGTAATCACACACTAAGACAATTTCTTCTTGTTCATTTTGAAACGACCAATCAAAACCGGAAAGAGATCGGGTAAATTTCATATTTTCAGTTACTTTCGTTCCAAATTCTTTTTCGAATTCTTCGCGTGTCATAGGATGAAGTTCGGCACAAAATCGTCCATCTCCTTTATGAGAATCCCTGGCTAATGGATCAAAAACACAAAGTGTTGGGTCAAATGCTCTCTCAATACAAATATTTTGTTCAAAGCTCATCTCATTAACGTAATCCGTATAAACGCGCATTACGGAGAAACCACCAGCGAGCAAATCTGAATAAATATTGTATTCAAGCATGTCATTTGCGCCATCAAAAAAGATAGCACGCAAATGCGCCTCTACAACTTCGAGGGTTGCTGTAAATTGTTTATCTAGCATTGAAAGAGGAACACCGTCGGCGGCACGCACTGTTAATGACGGCTGTTGCTTGGCAAATTCTCCACGAAGACGGGAGATGTAGGCCTCAAGGATATTAAATTCAATGGTAGGAAGACCACGCTCTGCCAGGGTGGATGCTTCATTGTCACTTAACGAAGATTTAAAAACGAAACTGGTAAACTCATGATAACGTTTTACATTATCACCGAAATACTCCTGGGCTTCTTCAACTGACTTTTTGAGTTGTTTTAACCTATCCGTGTGTTTTTTAGCGATTTCCGCCATAAGCTGCCGTCCTGGCTTTTATTTTACGTTGGAGGGATTGATTCATATTAGTTAGAATCTTCGCCCTATCTTCTTGGCGACTTTCATTAGAATACAGTGTTTTTTCAATGAAAGCGATACGGATAGCATCTGATAATGTGTCGGCTATATCATCATGACGATGCGTATTGTTTGCTGTTATTTTACTCATATGTTTTATGCAAAAATCAGCATGCTTTGCACTTTCTGTAAATGAAATTCTTTTAGATGCAATAAAAGGCTGCATTTCCAAAAATCGTTGTGTCTTACTTCCAGAAGCAATTGTTCTCTCAATTTGACGAATTTGCATTCCTCTCAACTCTTGTAGAACACTAACCAGAGTTATACCCGTTGATTTCTTTTCGATGGCTGCCATCAAGGGAGGTTTTGGATGTAAAACACAGTTGGCATAAAAATCCATGAAATTTTCTTTCAAATCTTTAGGCTCTATACGAACTTCTGAACAATCCAACCAATGTAAACCCAATTCACCCGTTTTTCGTCCCATAGTTTCAATTTCGTAGATTCCCCAAAAGCTAAAGACGGTGGCATCATTCCAGGATTTATCGGTTTCTGCGGTATCTGCCGTAATAAAAGTTACATGACATAATGGTTCTTCATCCAACAAGATAAACCATTCCGGTTTAAATAAACCGCCCCCTGCGGGTAAGGGGTCTTGTTGATATTGACTGGCGAACACATAAGGTGACTTTTCTTGCAATGCGAGCAATTTTTCCTTTGGCATCATTTCAGGATAGAGCGCATTTCCAGCATCATCAAGACCTTTAAGGATCGTTGCGTGCCAATCATCCACGTCCTTACCGCTCAAGAAGAATTCTGTTAAATCTGATTCGTGAACCCTTTGTCCTATGTAAATAATAGGAACATTAAGGCCACGGCATCTCTGACGTATTGTTTCATCATAATTATTAATAACGCCCTGTCGTACCGTATCACTGTGTGCCTCATCTGGCTTATGTGCATCATCTAGTATTACAGCTCCAGTAAAGCGATTTAAGCCAGGTAACCCGGCATCTTGCCCTGTTATAGCGCCTCCTGAACCAAAAGCCTTTATAGAGCCTCCTTGAGCTGTTCTGAATGAATCTTTAGCGCGACTGTCAGAATCAATCTCTACATCAAATAAATAACGATACATTTTTGATGACACAATGGACCGAATAAACGCCGTATGCTTTGTGGCTAATTCATGTGAATAGGAAATATAAAGATAATTTGAATCCGGATAACTGGCCAATCCCCACGCAGCCCACATACTGCATAACGTCGATTTTCCGCATCCTGGTGGGAGATTAATAATTTCACGTAGTATTTCCAAACGCATCACGGATGTTAATGCCTTACAACAGGTAATGTGATGAGATTCTCGTCCAGTTGGAATGGAAATAATGAACTCTCGACCCGTAATATATTCAAAAAAATAACGGGTAAATTCAAGCAAAGAACCACGTAATCTTGAAGCTTCCTGCTCTTTCTCATGGTCGATTGATTGAATTGCCATCCGTGGCATTATCCTAATTAATTTGTATTAAACTGTAATCGTGGCATCGATACGGGGTCACTTGAACGTTCAAGACAAAATAAGATGTCTTTACCTGTGCGAGCGCCATGGCTTTTTAAAAATTTTATCATATTCGCATCTTTATTTTTTGTCGCATAATCAAGCGCTGTCATCTCTTCTCTATCTACAAAATTTATCTGTGCATCCCGTCGCAATAATATTCTAACACAATCAACATGGCCATTTTTTGCCGCTAATATAAGTGCTGTTTTATCTTCACGCCCATCAATAAGCGAACAAATAGAATCAGGCATACCACGTCCATTCACATCCATATACTCATTACTTTTTTTATTAAGAATTACAAGTAGTCTAGATACATTTCCGTCACTGGCTGCCTCCTTTAATGATTCAATTTCACGTTTTTTGTCACGACATGGGAAAAAATAGGTCACTGTATCAACAAATCCACTACCTGGACGCCACGGTTTTCCTGCGGCGCGTTTATCCAATTCATACATATTTTCTAAATAATCTTCTTCATCTTCTTTACTGTTTAATAAAGTTTGAGAGTCTATCTGTTGTTTTAAGGAGATGTTTTCAGCCCTTAAAACAGCATTTTCTATTTTTTGGTTAGTTAATTCTTGATTTAAATTGTTAATCTGAATATTTTGGTTATAAATAATATGATTTAGAGATTCTATTTGTTTGTTGAATCTCTGTTCTTGTTCTTCAAATCTTTTCTGCCATTTTTTTTCCTGTTCTTCTAGTCTATCTTCTAAATCTTTTATTCTTTTTTCTTGAGATTTTATGGTCTCTCCTTGAGATTTTATGATGTCTTCCTGTAATTTTATTTTTTCTGCTTGTGATTTTATTTTTTCGCCTTGCGACTTTATTATTTCATCTTTATCTTTTGGTAATTCATTGACAATATCGGAATATACTTCTTTCGCCTTTTCATTACTTAAATTTCCTATAGTGTATGATTCTCTAAGTTCCAGAACGTCTATTATCGCTTTAGCTTGCATAGTGGATAATCTCTCTAAAAATAAAATAATGATTTTACTTATCAGTTCACTTTCAATGGCAAATCCATTAAAAGCTAAGTAAATCGCATTCAAAAATTGATCAAGTCTCCTTTGTTCTTCGCGTTCTTTTCCTTTTTTATCATCCAGTATTGGCATTATACTTCCCCTCTTATTATATATTTATACCATCATTTACATAAAAAACTGGGAAAAGTTAACATAGTAGTCTACAATTAGACAAGTTATGCATTGAGTTCAAAATGGGTGTCTTAAGAACGGAATACTCTATATTTTTTAATGGATTAATTTAATTTAAACCATTAAAGGAGTTAAGTTCATGCCTCTAAGTCGTAACCTCCCAAAAAATAGTCACATTCTCTGGCTGATTAGCTTGATTCAAGACACATCTCCTGAAGCGCAAACTAAAGCCGAATTTGCAGAAATGACATCTGATATTATTGAAAATGAAGCCATTGACAAAGTTACACTCTGTATTGGCGATAATCTTCAACGTTTCCGTTTCATGATAGAAAATGACTGTACCGAGCAAGAAGGCATTGAAATATGCCAACAGTTATCAAAGCAATGGCATGAAGACAATCCTGCATCAATTGCAAAATTAAAAGATAAAAAACATCTCGAAATTATAACGTGGAATGAATTTTTAGCATGGCCCGATTATGAAAAGACCGTAAAAGCTGTTAACGATTTATATATCAAAGACAGTAAGTTTAAACGTGATGCGGATGGTCGTATCAAGCAAGAATTAGAGAAAATAGGAAATCGTGCAAAAATAACTGATCCAACAAGACAAACCGAATTGCTTAAAAAGTACTTATTTGAGGAAAGCGCATTTCAAAAATTTGTAGCATCAAGAGGATTCAGGTTCGAACTGTATAAAAAACCTTTACCTCCTGCCGCCAAACGCATTATTAGTAATAGCGATTTCGTTCCCCCTGGCTATTTAGCGGAAGTATATTTTACGCAATATAGTAATGCGCAAAAAAATACACACCATAATCCTACGCCTAATTCTCGTAGCTCTTCTGCTTTAAATATTCCAGTTGGGATAGATTTTCCGAGAGATCCTTCATCTATTCGACAAAATGATCATAAAAATGGATTTGGCTCCGTATTTTCATCGCAACCTAAGTCTTCTTCTTCAGGCCTTAGTGAGTCACCTGAGAAGAAATTCGCCAATTTCATTGAAAGTACCTTGAGTTTATTGCCGGCAGCACAACGAGATAATGCAATAAAATCTTTAATGCAATTTACGAATCAACAAATTATACCACTTTGTTATGAAGACAAAAGCTCCTTTGTAATGTAAAGAGACTATTTATGATAAGTATATTTTCACAAGCTAATGCAATTGGATTTGAGGCTTTATTTAATCTTTTGCCTATTAATTTTAGTTGGGTTGATACGCGAGGATACATATTAGGTTGCAACCAAAGAGTGTTAGATTGTATTGGATTGGAAGATATACAAGATGTATTAGGAAAGCATATGAAAGATTTTGTATCCGACACTATTTGGGGAAATACAAAAGAAGTCATAGAAGAAGGAAATAACAAGATTTTTGAAGAAAATATTGTAGATAACAATGGCAATAAAACATATTTTATAAGCACTAAAAGTCCTGTTAAATCTAAGGACGGAAAAGTCTTAGGTGTCGTTATTATTTCAATCGATATAACCGATCGTAAATTAATGGAAATGGAATTACAGAAATCAAAAGAAATGGCAGAACGTGCCGATAAGACAAAAACAGAATTCTTATCCAATATACGACATGATTTACGTACACCCTTTTGTGGAATTATAGGTGCCGTAGAATTGCTAAAAGATATGGAGAAAGATGAAGCTAAAAAGTCTTATTTAAAAGATATCCAAGAATCTTCAGAATCACTTTTATCGCATCTAAATGAAATCTTAGAATATGTCAAAGTAGAAACCGGTGAATTTCCTATACTTGAAAAGGAATTTGACATACATGAACTTGTAAGTGATATCTACCGTATGCTAATTCCATTAGCAAATAATAAAAAATTGAATTTTACTTTAAATATAGACAAAAAAGTCCCTTCTTTTTTAATTGGCGATCCGTCTCGAACGCAACGCATTTTAATGAATGTGGTTTCAAATGCCATTAAATTCACTGAAAATGGAAATGTTCGTATTGATATAAATTGGACATTAAAAGAAAAAAATATAGGGGTTGTTGAATTTTATATTGAAGATAGTGGCATAGGTATACCCGCAGATAAAAAAGACGCTATTTTTGAACGATTTACCCGTTTAACTCCGTCTTATACTGGGACTTACAACGGAAGCGGGTTAGGACTTAATATTGTAAAACAATTCCTATTCGAAATAGGGGGGCAATACGATATAAATAGTATTGTTGGTGAAGGAACTGTCTTTAAAATTGTTATCCCCTATAGAATACCGTTATTATCTGATATCGCTTATTAAAGGATCCTAATATATATCAAATAGCAGCCCCTCCTATCGAAAAGTTATAGTCTACTCGCCTAATAGG